CTCCCTCGATCCTGTAGCGGTGCGGCTTGTCATCGTCGATGATCTGTTCGCCGCTCTCCATCCCGCAACCGACCGCGCGCATGTGGTCGATGAACGCCTGAATAGGGTCTGCCATGTTGATCCCGATGTAATGACGACACTTTGACGCAATGTCATGGCATGACGCAATGACATTGCAGCCCGAAAGCGATGGTGGCGCATGTGCAATGTAATGTCAACACATGGAAAGCGGGCCACTGGCCCACTTATTTTGCGCTGCGCTTGCATTGCTGCAACGCAGCGAGTCAATAATATCAACGGCTTGCGAGTTGTGGCCCGCTGGCCCGGCCCGGCCCGCGAAAATCACGCATGCCAATATATACCTATCCGTATGTCATGCCATTACAACCACCCTATGTAATGACAGGAAAGGCATAGACATGAGGTATAATCTACTGGGAAGGGTGGGCCTTCTTCTTCTTCTTATCTTTAGAAGTAAGTAAGTAGTAGTAAAGACAAACACTTAGCGGATTTTTTCCCGGCCCAAAACGCCGGCCCACCTTCTTCGCCGATCTGGGCCAATGGGCCAGCTATCAGACCGCTTGACACACCCCCGCTACATGCCGCATGATCCACCTGCGGCGTAAGGATAGCTTCCGATGCCGGGCTTCCTGTGGCCCGGTCGCCGCAACCACCACACAGGACAACGCAACAGGAGCGAACACATGACAGACCTATCCCACATGACCCTTGCCGAGATTGAAGGTCTCGTTGCAGCCGAGAAAGCTCGGCGCAAGGCAGACGCCATCGCGCAACTCGAAGCCATTGCGCAACGGCACGGGTTCAAGCTTTCTGAGTTTTTCCCGCATCAGAGGTTGAATGCCAAATCTGGGGTGCCTTACGGGAAGTGGCCGGAACTTATCGCGCCGCTTCTGAAAAGCGGAAAGACCGTCAATGAAATACTTGCAGAGCTTGGGAAGAACGGTAAAGCAGCGCCTTACGTCTACGGCATAGCAAAGGCGCGCGGCTTCAAAATCAGCGATGGGGTGATCCAATGACCCCCATCCTCGCTGCATTCTGGCACCGCACCCGCCGCGAGTTCGTCGCAATGACCGCCGACGACATTTCCCGCAAGATCAACGAAGAGCGCAACCAGGTCGTGCATGACCTGCGCAACCTCATCCTTGACGGCAAGGTCAGCGCGGACAACCTCAACCACAAAGGCGCGACCATCTACGAACTGCCGCCCAAGATGCAGGCGCTTGTGCAGGCGCAGGTGATCGGGGGTGCGGCGTGAGTGACTTCATGCTTTTCATCGCCATCTTCGCAATCATCAGTATCGCCGCAGCAAGGCCGGAAGATATCGGCGCGTGGATCGCAAAGGTCGAACACGGATACATCGCCGCGAAGGAGGCCGCGCAATGAAAGAGCTTCACGTCAAGCTTTCCGCCAAGGTCGACGACGACCTGAAAGAAGCAGTCGAAAACCTTGGAAGGGCGATGGAACAACTTATCGCAGCTTGCGAAAAGTCGCCTGTCATGATCTTCACCGAAGACAAAGACCCAGACCCAGACACGGAGGCCGCGAAATGACCCGTGCTGAAATCCTCGCAGCCGCAGCACATGCCGTCACGCAGGACCGCAACGCCACACACGGCGAACCGGAAGACAGCTTCGGGCTTATTGCCGCCTATTGGACAGCGCATCTTGATCAATCCATCAGCCGCGCCGATGTTGCCGTGATGATGAACCTGCTGAAACTGGCGCGCATCAAGACCAGCCCGGAACATGCCGATCACTGGATCGACATTGCCGGATATGCCGCCTGCGGTGGGGAGGTGGCGACGAATGACAACCCGTGAAGAATACCGCCGCCTCGCCGATCTGGGATACACCGCAAGGCAGGCCGCTGACGAATTGGGCGTGGGCATCAACGCGATATACATGGCCGAGACAAAGCACGGCTTGGCTTTCAAGCGCGAAATCATCCGCCGCAAGAAAACCATCCCAGCCTTTACCGTCAAGCCCGAAGCCATCGCGCGTTATCTCGCTACACGACCAACAAGACAGCCCCGACCGGGCGGCTAAAAGCCCGGCTGTAAGCTATGAGAGCAGGGTGGCGGCAACACGGGTAGTATACGCCCAATCCATAGCACTCCGGGCGAGGTTTACGCCGCTAACTCGCCGCGTGACCGGGGATCGTGACAACAACGCAGGATAGTGATAGGCTGCAAGAATGGCTGATGCATTGACACCGAAACAAGAGGCCTTTGCGCTTGCCTATGTTGAAACAGGCAACGCCGCAGAGGCATATCGTCGGGCATATGACGTCAAGGCCGCAACGCAGCATTCCACCATCTATGTCGCGGCATCGCGGCTCTTGTCTGACCCCAAGATTTCCCTAAGGGTGACCGAGCTACAGGATCAAGCGGCATCAATGTCGCTCTACACGGTGAAAGCCGCCTTTGAGGAATACGAGGAAGCCCGCAAGCTGGCAAAAGAGGTCGGAAACCCATCCGCCGCCGTCGCAGCCGTAACGGGCAAGGTCAAGCTCTTCGGACTGGACCATCCGCAGAAGATTGCCCACACCTCACCTGACGGCAGCATGACGCCGAAACCCGCGCTTGACGTGTCGAAGCTATCCACATCGGCGCTTGAGGAAATCATGCGCGCGGCGGCCGGAAATGCTGACGATAACGAATGAGACGGTGCAGGAGGTCGACCGTGAGTTGTGCCGCCGCTCGCTCGCATACTTCGCCAAACGCGCTTGGCACGTTCTGGAGCCTGCGTCCGAACTGAAATGGGGCTGGGCGCTGGACGCAATTTGCCAGCATCTTGAAGCCGTCACCGATGGCGAGATCAAGCGGCTGCTGATGAACGTGCCGCCCGGATCCATGAAATCCCTTCTGACCGGCGTGATCTGGCCTGCATGGGAATGGGGACCGCGCGGAATGCCGGAAAAGCGGTTTCTCGGAACTGCCCATGCCGCGCACCTCGCAACCCGTGACAGCCTGAAATGCCGCCGCTTGATCCAGTCGGCATGGTATCAAGCGCGATGGCCTATTGTCCTGACCAGTGACCAGAACGCCAAGACGAAATTCGAGAATGACAAGACCGGCTTTCGGGAGGCAATGTCATTCGAGGGCATGACGGGTTCGCGTGGTGATCGGGTGATCATTGACGATCCGCATAGCGTTGACGACGCCAACAGCCAAACCAAACTGGCAACGGGGGTGAAGACGTTCCGGGAAGCCCTGCCGTCGCGCGTCAACAATGAGCATTCCGCAATCGTGATCATCATGCAAAGGCTGCATGAATCCGATGTTTCTGCCGTGGCGCTGGAATTGGGCTATGACCATTTGTGCATCCCAATGCGATACGAGCCGGAACGCGCCAAGGAGACGCGCTTAGGCTGGACCGACCCGCGCACAGATGCCGGGCAGCTTATGTTCCAGGAACGCTTTCCAGAGGGCGCTGTGGCGGCGCTAGAGGCCAGCCTTGGCACATACGCCAGCGCGGGGCAGTTGCAGCAACGCCCGGCCCCCATTGGCGGCGGCATCTTCAAGGATCATTGGTGGACCTTCCACACGGTTCCGCCGGAATTGGATTACCGCGTGATCTATGCCGATACCGCGCAAAAGACCGGACAGCAAAACGACTACAGCGTCATTCAATGCTGGGGGCGGGCCGTCACGGGGCAAGCGATTATGCTGGACCAGATCCGGGGGAAATGGGAGGCGCCGGAATTGCTGGTGCAGGCGCGGGCATTCTGGGCAAAGCACCAGCCCAGCAAGGCGCCGTTGCGCGCCATGAAGATCGAAGACAAGGTGTCAGGCACCGGTCTTATCCAGACGCTCAAGCGCGAGGGCATCCCGGTTATCGCAATCCAGCGCGACCGCGACAAGGTAAGCCGGGCGCATGACGCGGCCCCGATGATCGAAAGCGGCAACGTGTCATTGCCGCAGAACGCGCCTTGGCTGAGTGACTTTCTGGCCGAGGCGGCGGTATTTCCAAATGGCGCACACGATGACCAGCTTGATCCAATGATGGACGCGGTTGCTGACCTTTTGCTCGAGTATGGCAGAAAAACAGCATGGGTTCTCACGCGGTCATAAACCGGCTATGATGCCGCAAAACGAGGGTTCGGCATGGGCATTCAGCACTTCTTGGCAAACCAATTCGACCGGATGCGGCGCAATCCGTGGCCGTTCAACGGTTCGACCAAGCACGACCATCGCAAGGACTTCGGGTGGCCTGCCCAGATCAACTTTGACAACTTTCACGCCATGTATTGCCGCAATAGTCTTGCCGCCGCCGCTGTGGACAAGACCGTTGCGAAAACATGGGAGACGACGCCTGCGCTCTGGGAGAGCGAGAAGCCGACCGAAAGCATGGCCGAGGCTGAAATCGCAAACCACTTCCGCGACGCCAGGATTTGGCAGGCGCTCGTCACGACTGACCGTCGCGGGATGGTCGGGGCATATTCTGGCGCCATCCTGATCCTTGCGGACGGAAAGCCGCTGCATGAGCCTGTTGACCGCGTGTCCGGTGGCATCACGGCGTTGCGCCAGATCATCCCGGCATGGGAGGGCCAGCTTCGCGCCGATAGCTTCGATCAAGACCCGGCAAGCCCCCGCTATGGCCTGCCGACGCTTTACAATTTCAACGAGGCTGCGGTTGGCGGCTTCAGCGGTGCCGCGCGGATGGTCAATATCCATCCTGACCGGGTTATCATCTGGTCCGAAGATGGCACGATTGACGGTCGGTCTGCGCTTGAGCCGGGTTTCAACGACTTGCTTGATGCGGAGAAAATCAAGGGAGCTGGTGGCGAAGGCTTCTGGAAAACCTCTCGTGGCGCACCTATCATCGAGGCGGCGGCGGGTATCGGCCCGGAAGACCTCATGCGCATGTTTGCCAGCAACACGCAATCCGAGGCGGTTGACGCGATCAACAAGCAGGTCGATGACTTCCAGAGCGGCTTCGACAAGGCCTTGCTTCTCGGTGGCCTGACCGCCAAGCCGCTGAACATCAGCCTGCCGCAGCCGGAAGAGTTCTTTAACGTGCCGGTGCAGAGCTTTGCCGCTTCCATGCAGATGCCGGTGCGCATTCTGATCGGGAACCAGACGGGCGAGCGGGCCAGCACGGAAGACGCGCGCGACTGGGCAAAAGCCTGCATGGCACGGCGTGAGGCAATCGTTCTGCCATGCCTGCGTGATCTGGTGGCGCGGCTCAAGCAATGGGGCATCCTGTCGGGCGCGGATTGGGTTATCGGATGGGCATCACTGCTTGACGCAACACCAGATCAGCAGATGGACCGGGCCGCGAAAATGGCCGATGTCAACGCCAAGACACTGCCGGGGGATGACCCGGCATTCACGACTGACGAAGTGCGGGAAGCAGCTGGTTTCGCGCCGCTGGCAGAGATTGGCGGTGCGAGAACCGTTCCTGAGGATGAGGAAGTTTAACATGACCAAACAAGCCCGCGTGAACGTGCGCACCGCCGTCAATGCCGCGAAAATCAGGCGCGAGCGGCGCGATGGGCGTGACGTGATCATCGTCCCCTCCGCTACCATGCCTGACGGCGTGGTGATGAACAAAATCCGCTATCCCGCCGATGCCATCGGGGCCAGCTTCATGACGCTGGAGAACACCCCGGCGCCGCTTGGGCATCCGAGCGTTGAAGGCCGGTTTGTATCCGCCTCATCGCCCGAGGGCATGGTGCGCGGTTTTGTCGGGGCATGGAATACCAATGTCCGCCGCGAAGGTGGGCGCGTCTACATCGACAAGGTGATTGACGTTGAGTTCGCCAAGCAGCTTGAGGGCGGGCGGACGGTTCTGAACGCAATCGAAAAGGGCGAGCCGATCCACACCAGCACGGGGCTATACTGCACCCTGAATGAGGCAACCGGCGATGATGCGGCGGAATGGGTTGCTGCCGATATCGTCTTTGACCATGATGCCGTGCTTGTCGGTGAGGTTGGAGCCGCCACACCTGAGCAAGGCGTCGGCATCTTCGTCAACGCTTCCGGCCAGTCTGTTGAGGTGATCAACAGCAGCCTTGAAGACGACGCGGAACGGCGCTTGGATTGGGCGCTTGATGAGGTTGTGCGGGCAAGTGACGCCCTTGCGCGTGTCCCGTTGATTGAACGGATGAAGTCGGCTATCATGCGGGCCATCCGTGGCGATACCGAGCCGGAAAAGGACGAGGAAGACGACATGAGCGACGACAAGATGAAAGAACTTTCCGGCAAGGTGGATGCTCTCGGCGAAACGCTGAAAGCCCTGACCGATCTGCCGCAGACCATCACCAACGCCATCACCGAGGCGATGAAGCCG